TGAGCACTTTAATGAAGCCCTCCCAAGGCTCACGTCCAGTGGAGGGCTGTATTAAATATCAGAAGTTGTACTTAGCGCCGACTTTAGTGCCGTAGCTGTTGTCGTCGTCGCCAGTCAGGAAGGAGAACTCACCGTACACAGACAGTGCTTCACTTACGGGGTAGCTACCACCGATTTTTCCAGACAGTTCAACATCACCGTCTGCATCATCAGGTGCCAGCAGAGCAGGACCTCCCTGCACGTACCAGCCTTCACCTTCGTAACCAACGTGGACATCGGTAACAGAGCCGGTGTAGTCAGAGCCGGTGAAACCAGAGTTGGCTTCGATGTTTGCGTAGGGACCAGCAATAGCGCCTTGGGCGCAGCCGAGGAGGAAACCGGCAGCAATAATAGATTTCATAATTAAGAGTTACTTTTTCTTAGCAGTTTTAGCGGAGCGTTTGAAGTTAGCAGCCGTGGGTGCTCCTTTAGACCCAGGCTTTCTCATTTTTTCGCCACTACCAGCAGCGATCCTTTTTCGTTTAGCATGAATGTTGGCATAAAGCCCACGTTTTGCAGCCATGATTAACACTTCCAGCGTCGTAGGGCAAGAGCCTTCCTAGTTGGACGACCCTTTGAATCTTTCATTGGACCTTTGTTGCCCTTCATTCGGGCGCAGAAGGAGCGCTTACGCGGACCTCCTCCTGGTTGTGGAGCCTTCAGTTTAGACCCGGTAGCTCGATTATACTTGGCTCGACCTTTAGCTGTCAAGCCACCTTTCTTACTTTTTTCACCGCGCCCAATAGATAGGCTCACACTTTTAGTCATTTCTTTTTCTTAGGGGGACGACCTTTCTTGGTGCCGTATGTACCTTTACCTTGTGGCATGATTACGAGAGGGTAGTGACCGACATGTCGTCGGATTGTTCTTTCTTTTTAGCTGGTGCTTTCTTAGCTTCTGCCTTGGGCTTAGCAGGACGCTGAGCCTCTTCGTAGGGGCGTACAGTCATTACCAAATACCGGGGATGATTTGTCCAGTGAGTGCATAAGCACCCAAAGCAGCCATGACGCCAAGCATAGCGACACGACCATTAAGCTTTTCAGCTTTTTCATTGTGAGTTTCAGTCACTTCCATGATAGTCATAGGTGGTTCTTTTGCGTAGAGGTTCAATCGACCCCTGTCTTCAGTTACAGCAGTCATCGGAATGTTACGTCAGAGCGTTCAAGTTTTTCAAGTACATCGTTACGGTAGGCAGAGTCACGGTCGTAACGTGGATCAGCAATAGCTTCAACCACTTCCTGTTGACTGCGGAAGACATCGCCTTTACCGGAGTCAGCAGACTTGCCGCTAAGCATCCTGCCTTCGTAACCATTGTCAGTGTCATACTGAGCTTTGAGACCGTTAACCATCAGCTCGATAGCTTCCATGTTACCGGCTGCAATAATAGAGTCGTAGGCTTCGAGCTGTGCTTCAGTCAAAGACTTACCAGCCCACTCTACAACTTTATCATATTCAGCTTCGCCACCTACAATGTTTTTGATTTGATTAACTTCAGCGTCTGTAAGGTCAGGAGCTTCCTCCTGTGCCGGTTCTGGAGCGTTCTGCTGCATCTCCATGTACGCTTGGACAAGATCTTGGCTGCTCATCTCAGTGAACTTAGCCATGGTCTCCTCCGAAAGCTCGCCTTTGTCTGCGTATTCTGCAGACGCATCAGTGATCAAGCTTTGTGCAGGTGAAGGTTCGGAAGTTTCTTCAGTAGTTTCCTCTGCAGACTCTCCCTCTTCACCTTGTGTTTCGTCACCGTCAGACTCTCCAAGTTTCTTTTGAAGTTCTACATAAGCTTTTTCAAGTTCTTCTGCTGATTTGTATTTACCAGCTAGCAGTTGGTCTTGCTCTTCTCGCAAAGCTTGTCCAACCTCAAGAGAGTTCTGCTCTTCTTCAGTAAGAACTGAAGTGTCTGGGGTGTTGTCGTAACTAAGGGTTTCAGCCATTATTCGGTGGTGGGTTCTTCTTCAGTTGGCATCATAGCTTGTTCAGCCATGGGTGTTTTAGCAAGTTGACCTGCCTGTCCTACAAGGGACTGACCAATCTGTTCTTGCTGTGCCTGTTGCGCTTCTTCTGCAAGCTGTTCATCAGACTTGATAAGATTCAACGCATCGATACCTTGAGCTGCAGCAAGTCGTTTGATAACTTCACTTGGATTGATGTACTTCATCAATGCTTCAGGTCCGAGTGTCTGTGCAATCGTACCCATAAAGTTAGCAAGACTCTCACGGTCCTGACCACGACCCAGTGCATTAACACCGGCTACGATCTGTGGACGTACAAACTCTTTAGGAATCTTAGGCAGTTGTCCGTTACGCTGCAGGACCAGCATGATCCTGTTGAGGTAAGGGACAAGGAACTCAACAGTCAACAAGCTAAACAACCCGCCGAGCTGTTGCTCTAGCTCTAGCTGTGTGAGGCGTACCTCTTCAGCAGTTGTTCGCTCTGACTGTCGAATGTTAAGTTGCAAGAATGCTTCGCCAATACGGCGTTCGATTGCCTGTGCCATGTTAGCAGCAGTAGCAAAATCAGCAGTCTTACCAACCTGAACGACACTGACATCGTCAGGACGTCCCTGAATAATAGCACCGTTACCAGCCTTGGCAAGGGTGCCTGGCTTTGTTGTGCTAGATGGAGAGACCATGAACACGACCTTAGCAGCAGCAGAGCTGCCTTCGATCAGTGCTTGGCTCAGAGCGTTGAGTGAACGGAAGTCACCCAGGAACTCTTCTACCCGTCCTCTACCATAGTCCTCACCGTCAACTGTGTTGAAGCGGAGAGGCAACCAGGGGCTAGCGTTCTTTGGAGCTGTGCTACGGCTGCCAGGAATGATCTTATCAAAGACCTCCTGGTGCCAGACCCAGCGTCCGTTCTCAAGGCGTACGTGTGTGTACACGTCGCATTCTTTTTCGCCACCCTTGGAGTCATCTACAACTGTAGACTCATCGTAAAGAACATCAGCTAGAAGCTCTTTACTAATCAATTCTTTAGTTACAATCTCAAGAACATTACCATTACCATCACGGTTAATAACAAACCGATTCAGTGGGAAGTTCTTCAGACCATCCTTACCCATAAAGATAAGAGCGTTACCAGATACAATCAGATGTTTGATTGCTTGGTGTACTACAACGCGGTCATTAGAAGCGGCAATGAAATCCATGATGGTCCGCTCAATCTTACTGAACGAAAGGTCCAGCTCGCTGCGGATCTCCGGGGAGTCCATCTCACCCAACTTATCGTCACGTACCTGTAGTTTGAAGAAGGTAGTTTGAGGAGGAAGCAACGCAAGCATCAGTTTAGATGCAAGCGTTACCACTGCTTTAGCTCCGACTGACTGCCAAGGAAGCGGCAGTTTCTGTCGAGAGGTTGGAGCACTGATGTCTTCAGTCAGCAGGTACGGCAGGGTCAGCTCAGCACACTCTACAGCAGTATTAAGAAAAGTGTTGCGGTAGGAAGAGAGCCGATCATAGCACGTCCTGGCGTTAGACATTTAGACCCCCCTGATTAGCTCCCGGTTGTGGTGTGTTTAGGGGAATCCTAAGAGAATCAGTACCTTTACGGGAACGAACATTATCAGATTTTTTACGACCGTATTGGACTTTGGGTCTTGTTTTTTCCTCCACTGGCTTTACTTCAGGCAAAGGCTTGGGAGCTGGCGGCGGCGGCGGAGCCGGCGGTGGCGGAGCTGGAGGAGTAACTTTAGGAGGTCTCGGTTGATTAAAGCACATTAGTCTTTAGAAATACGTTGTTGAAACCACTCGACGACTGACCGTTGTCCAGATCGATACATGATCTGGCTTAGGGTGTCGTGTGGCGTGGCGTTAACGGGCGGAAAAAAGTTCTCAAGTTCATTGAGAATCTGCTCAAGGTTTGGTCCGAGGATTGCCTCAAGCGTATTGGGGGAGGTTGACATTAGAATGCTCGAAGAAAGCAGGCATTCTAGCTGATTTAGTTTCGGCAAGCTGTGGGGCTTTACCTTCATACATCAGTCGATCGCTAGAATCCAGCCAAAATTTTTTGTCTAGATATTTATCGGCATGACTACCAAGGGGTTGCATCACCCAGTTGATGGTAGCTTTGCGGAGCTTGTCCAGGGAGGGGCTGATGTTGTAGCCTAGCTCGGTGTGCACAAGACTATTAGTCGCTACGTGGATCTGCTCGTCTCGGCTGATGTCTGCCGAAACGGTCCTCATACCAGCGTCACCATTAAAGCGAAAGAATGGTAAAAGAACGAAGAAGATTGCACGTTCGGCAACCAACGCTTTGGTGATCGTGTGATCAGGATGTGCTTCCCAAGCGGCTTTAAGCCTAAGGGCTTCCTTCTCAGCTTTTTCATCAACGCCGTAAGCATTGGCGATGTAACCAAGTGCGACGTCGTGATTCTCTTCGTCGAGAACGTTGGAGTAGAGAAGTTCCCGTGCATTACTTGGTACTTCAGAAGAGAGAGCATCAGTAATAAAATCTCCCACAGGTAGTTCCATATGCCTCAATGCAAGAGCACGGTGGATCGCTTCCTCCGCACCTTCTTTGCATGTACCGGCAGTTGTCTGGACCGGAGTCCATTTTCTTTTTCGATTGATTAGTTTTTCGTACGGATTCATTCTTGACAGTCACATTGAGGTTCAACAGGTGACTCCTCATTGATTAGGCTGGCAAGATAGTCTTCAACTTCAGTCTCTTCTAAGGCTGCATAAGCACTGGACTTATCTTGCACATCACCCATCACTTGGAGCGAGTAATAAAGGGAGGTTTGCGGAGAAGCCAACCACTCTTCGATAAAGGCGTTGTCGTAAACAACAACATCACTCCAACTGTTGAAGCTATACCCGTGAAGAAGTCCCGTGCGATCCAGCATCGTCATCAGACCATCAGCCACACGCTTGTAAGCGTCCCAGCCAACCTCTGATGCGATCTCTACATCGCCATAATTATATGTTTGTACTCCGAACGTGCCGCTGTCGCGGTCTACCGTCCGGCTGATAGGCGGAGCGATTTCTGGTGTTGCAGTATAACCATCCAGATCCTTGCTTCGATAACTGCAGGAGGCAGTGGGCGCGATAGCAAAGGCTCGAACCATATTATTAGCACGAGCAATTTCGGCGGCAGCTTTAATGCCAACGGCAAACTGAGATGCCAGTTCATAGGCTGGTGTGCGTACCACTTCGCCTGCATTGTACTGTTCCAAAGCAAGACCGAACTGCGCATAAGTTACGCCGTACCGCCGTAGGAGGTTTGCGAGTCCAAGCATTCCAAGTCCGACTTGTCGATCTGTTTCGCTTGGCAGATATTCTCCTGAATCGCCAACCCCAGTTCTACCATGGAGGACGCACAATTCCGACATCCCTTGAGCAAAAGCTGTTGGAATGTCGTCGTACTCACAGGCAGCGAGATTGCAATGTTGCAAGAGGCAGGTGCCTCGGGAGGGCAGGTACACTTCAAGACAAACGTTGCCTCGGATTCGGTTTCCTTCATTGTCATACTTTACTTTGTTGAGCCAGATGTCTCCCGATTTAATGCCGAAAAGGAGATCCTCCTTAAACGTACACCTCTCCCACCATTCGGGGGTGATGTTGATGCATCGCTTGACCCACGGAAGCTCGGATCTAGGAGTAAGAATAAATTCACGAGCATCAGGGTGGGATAGATCCAGGTGGCAAACGATCGCACCATTTTTATAAACACCCCCGCGCCTAAGGATTTCATTTAGGGTGCTGTAGATTTTTGCGAAAGAGACTGGACCCGATGCAACAAGTCCCTTTCCATTTTCTGCTCCTTTGGGTCGCAGTTTCGACAGGTGGATCGCGCAGCCTGCTCCATAGCGCAGAGCATGACTAGCAAATCGCCAGCTTGCTTCGATTCCATTTGGTCCCTCCATTTCGTCTTCAACGACGAATACAGTACAGGATACCGGCAGCCGTGACTCAGGGTTATCGAGCCACGATTGTACACGTCCGGTGCGTGAGATAAGAGAGGTGGTCATTCTTCAATAAGATCGTTCAAAATTGGTGGCTTGTAGTTCGGTCCTTTTAGGACTTTACCATCTTCTCGATAGATGGGTTTACCATCGTCCCCGAGTTTGGACATATTGGATTCATGTATTCTGTGCATGGCTTCATCAAGATCCCACTCCTGACTAGCAGCAAATTGGAAACAGACATAGACTAGGTCTGCCAGCTCCTTGAGTTGTTCACACTCATCCTTAAAATGATACGCTTCGTGAAACTCACTCCACTCCTCATCGATCAAAGCTTTCTGACCACTCCGGCGGTCTTTGCCAGGCGGTAGGGAGTACGCTGCACGGAAGTGTTCCGCCTGATCCATCAGGCTCGTGTGTATGTAGGAGTTCATTTTCAAGATAGTGGATAGCTTTTTTAAGGTCGGCAGTCTTGCTGTTATCACCCTTGAAACCGGCTCGGCAAATATATTTAATAGCATTACCGAGATGGTAGTTGAGTTCTTGATCGCGAATGAAATCCCAGACCTCTATGGATCCTCGGGTGTAGTGGGTGGGTGATTCGGCCACTGTTTTACTAAGTTTAATACGGTGTTGGAAAGGCAGAAGTTTTGTTTCTGCAGAGCAAGGAAGATCGTGATGATGTCTTCCTTGTCAGCTTCTGGTAGTAGATCCTCAAGCCGTCTTAGCTTGAAGCTCTGCTCCATCGTCAGGTCTGTCACTGGCATCGGTGGGACACCAGGCATTGATTGATTTGAGTTGAAGGTCATACTCATTGGATGTCAGAATTTTAGCGAGGCGTGCATTCATAAGTGCATCATCCTCGGTCAGCCCTTTATCTGTGAAGGCTTTGACAACGGTGTCCCATGTGTAGCCGTGCTCATCAAACAAAGCTACTGCACGTTTGACTCCAATGCCAGGCACGCCACCGTAACCATCTGTCTGGTCGCCAGCAAGTGTCTGGATGAGATGCCAGCGTCGTCCCTCTTCAGGCGTGATGTCTACCACTTCTTTGAGGTCGTACAACTTACCTGGGATCTGGCGCATGTCCTTGTCCGGGCTAACAATGATGTCACCTGGGTAGGCTGTGGCATAGATACCCATGGCATCATCTGCTTCCAACTCAGGAAGCCTGATCACTTCATACTGTTCACTCAGCTTAGAAATTACACGACGGTAACCACACGGTTTTTTTCTATTTCGATGACCCTTGTATTCTGGGTAAATTTTTTTCCTGAAATTCTTAGAGTCACTGAAAAATAAAACAAGCTCAGGAACATCCCACATGAATTGTCCTTTGATCTTGGACAGCTCACGTTGAACGTTGTTTAGTGCTTCGCTGAATTTGCTAATGACCAAGATGACATCATCACCCCAATCAATCTCATCCTCAGCTCCTGCACAGGATTTGTAGACAATGTAGTCAGCGTCAACTAACAGTTTCATTAGTGGACCTCCGACCAGTCCCTCCCTTGCTTAGCTTCTGCTGCGATGGGGAGGCGTAAGTTGTAGTATTCGCCAGCCGCTGCAGCGCTTTGTACCAGGGATGCTGATAAGGCTTGTGCGTGGTCAGGGTGGCATTCAAATTGCAATTCGTCATGTATAAAGGCGAGCTGAGAACAACACAGCTCTTGTATGTTTTCCTGGTTAATAACCATCCACCGCTTCGCAACCACACCGGCTCCTGACTGGAGCAGGTAGTTCAAAGCTTTGTGTGAACTATTAACCGCAATCTTGCGTCCGTCTACAGACTTGATAAAGCCCTTCTCAGACGCCTTTTCGATTGCCTCAAGAAGTTCCGCAAGTCCATCAATAGCAGAAATAAACGCTTCTCTAATCTCCTTGCCTTTCGATTTCGCATTGCGATCATTTAAGGAAGAGTCAAAGGAGTGTCCAATTTTGGCGTCTCCAGCACCGTAGAGGAAGGCATAGGTGACTGTTTTAACATCTCGCCGGGAGATTCCAATTTTGTCTGCATTGACTTGATGGATGTCTCCGTTGAGGAGAATTTCTGCATAGCGTCCCGCATCGT